GACATGGATAAACTATTAGAAGCCATTCAAATTCTTATTAAAGAGGAGCTTAAAGAGCAATTACCTGCTTTAATTAAGGAAGGTGTGAAGGCTGAAATGAAAAAGATGCTATCTGAAGGTAAAGTAGCACCAAAACCACAATCAAAGGGTATTTCAATGGCTAAGGCTATTTTAGGCGATGAACCAATTCAGGAATCAGCAACAACAAAGGTAGTACCGCAAAAGCAATTTAGTAAAAACCCAATGATTAACCAAATTCTTAACGAAACCGCAATGGCACCTGCAACTGGTGATGGTGGTTTTAGAACTATGAATTTTGGACAGGGTGATATGGGTTCAATTGCAGGTAGAACGGCAATAGCTGAAAAAATGGGATATGGTGATTTAGCAAAAGGACCTCAACCAACTGGATTGGGTGTTAATACTGGAGTAGCGGAAATTGATAAAGCATTGAATAGAGATTATTCTGAACTTGTTAAAAGATTTAAAAAGAAATAATGGCAGTAATATTAGGAACATATGTAGTAACTAATGCAAATCAAGAAATAAATGATTATGCAATAGGATTAACATTGCCATTACAAATGTCAACTAATACTTTTAATCAATCATATGATAATTTGGTACAATTAAAATCAAATGTAAGAAATTTACTTTTAACTAAAAAAGGAGGATAATTCTATTAGAACATGGCTACCTCAATTAAGTATTAAAGAAATAAACATAGAAGCAACAGACGAAATGAAAAATAATAATTCGATTAATGTGAGTATTACATTTACAGCTAATTATAATAGACAAGATTTTAATGTTGAATTTAATGTAAACGCATAAGATATGGCACTTAATAATACAAATACAAATTTTAAAAACAAAGGAAAGGATATAAAATATCTTAATAAAGATTTTAATTCTTTTAAAGATAATTTAATTGAGTTTTCAAAAACTTACTTTCCTAAAACGTATAATGATTTTAGTGAAGCATCTCCTGGTACTATGTTTATTGAAATGGCATCTTATGTAGGTGATACATTATCATATTATATAGATGATACATTTAAACAATCATTAATGCTATATGCGGATGATATACAAAGTGTAATACCATTAGCTAGATATTTAGGATATAAACCAAAAGTAACAGCACCATCTGTAACAAAATTATCTGTATATCAATTAGTTCCTTCAATTGGAATAAGTGCAAATAATAGACCTGATTCAAAATATTATATTAGAATTAAAGCTGGGATGCAAGCTCACTCAAGTGTAAATGGAATTAATTTCATAACAAAAGATATTGTTGATTTTTCAGATGAAAATAACAGAGAAATTACAGTATATGAAAGAGATAATACTACTGGAGAACCTACTTATTTGTAGAGACTCTAACAATAATAAATGGTATGAAGTTCCGTATTTGGCGCAAGAAATGGTATTTATTGAGCAACCAAATACTGAAGCAAATGATCCTGATTTATATCAATTTAAATCAACAATTCCATTTATACTAAAAACATTAAAAACACCAAGAAGATTTGTAGCTAATGTAAATAATGATAGAACAATGACTCTACAATTTGGAACAGGAGATTCAACTGCATCGGATGAGTTATTGATACCAAATCTTAAAAATGTTGGATTGGGATTACCAAATTCTATTAGTAGATTGGAAGAATCTTTTGACCCAACCAATTTTTTAAAAACAAAAACATATGGTACATCTCCTGCAAATACAACTATTACTGTTAAATATTTAATAGGAGGTGGTGTGGTATCAAATGTGCCTGTAAATACAATAAATACAATAGATAGTATTGAATTTGATGAAGATACTAGCTACTTTAATACACAGCAATTATCTTTATATATTAGAATGAAAGAAACTATCGCTATTGATAATGAGATTCCAGCAACTGGTGGTAGAAGCGGTGATAGTTTAAATGAAATTAGAGAAAATGCATTAGCAAACTTTTCAGCACAAAATAGAGCAGTAACTGCAAAAGATTATCAAATTAGGGTATTATCGATGCCTTCAAAATTTGGAGCTATTGCAAAAGCTTACGCTGTTGCTGATGGTACATTAGATAATAATTCACCATCATCTATATTAGCATCACCTAATCATTTGCAAGAATTTACTGATTTGGTAATGAGTTTTGTAAATAAACCAGATGCAGAAGAACCATCTCAAGCAGTTGTTAAAGAACAAATTACAAAATTTTTAGTTGGAAAGACTTCAAATGAAAATGAAAAAAATAATCCGTTTGCAATTAATTTATATTTGCTAGGATATGATTCAGATGGAAGTTTAACAAATATTAATAGAGCAGTTAAAGAAAATTTGAAAACGTACTTAAATGAATACAAAATATTAACAGATGGTGTTAATTTATTGGATGGTTTTGTAATTAATATTGGAATAAATTTTGAAATTATATGTTATCCAAACTATAATAAAACCGAAATATTAGTACAATGTATAAATGCATTAAAAGAGTATTTTGGAATAGAAAATATGACATTTAATCAGACTATTAATTTAAGTGAAGTTGAATTATTATTAGCAAACATTGAAGGAGTATCATCTGTTCCTATGCTAGAATTAACAAATAAATGTGGTGGAAACTACGCACCTCATTCATATAATATAGTTGCGGCAACTAAAGATAAGATTGTATATCCATCTTTAGACCCATCGGTTTTTGAAATTAAGTTTCCTGATGCAGACATAAAAGGCAGAGTAAGATAATGGCATACTATTTTTTAACAGCATCAAAAGATGCATCGGTATATCTTCAACAACCAAACCAAAATACTGGATTGGACGAGATATTAGAAATTAATAAAGTTTTCTATGGTAATATTAGAGATAAATCTAGAGCATTACTTAAATTTGATGTAGGTTATTTATCTGCTTCATTGGCAAACGCATCAATATCTATGAGCCAAGCTACTCTTATTTTAAAAGAAACTAAGAGTGAAGAACTTCCATTAGAATATACATTATATGCATATCCTATTTCTCAAAGTTGGCAAATGGGGAATGGTACTAGATTTGATGAAATATCAACACAAGGAGTGACTTGGAATTATAGAGAAGGTGATTCTACATTAGATTGGTTACCTACTAATGCATTTTTAAATACATCAACTGGTTCATATGCTGGTAGGGGAGGTGTTTGGCACAAAACTCCGTTTGCATATCAATCGTTTAATTATCAAACAGCCGATATAGATATGGATGTATTATCTATGTTAAGGGCTTGGATGAGTGGTTCTATAAAAAACGAAGGAATGATATTAAAACATTCCGCTGAAGCTGAAGATGATTCATTGGATTATGGTATTGTTAAATTGTTTAGTAAAGAAACAAATACTATATATCAACCAAAAATAAGAATAGGTTGGGATGACCAAAAATTTACAACATCATCTTTAAATCCAATAACTTCTGAAAATATTAAAGTAGGGATAACTAATTTAAAGAAAGAATATAAAGTTGGAACTATTAATAAATTAAGAATTTTTGGTAGAGATATGTATCCACTAAAAACATTTTCAAATACATTTGAATATGCGGACATAAAATATTTACCAAAAACCACATACTATCAAATAAAAGATTTTAATTCAGAAGATGTGATTATACCATTTTCGGAGTATTCAAAAGTTAGTTGTGATTCTTCTGGCAATTATATAAATTTAAATCTAACAAATTGGGAGGCTAATAGAGCATATAAAATAGAATTTAAAATAGATTTAAATGATAGTACTCAATTTTTTGATGATGAAATTGTATTCAATATTATAAAGTAATAAAAAATGGCAAATACAGGTTTACGAAATGAGCAATTTATTAGTGAGTTAGTCACAAGTGGTTCGTTAGCCATACGAACAAAGAATGATAATGGTATTCATACATTTGAAGCATCTGTAAGTGGGGGTATTATATCAGGTCAATTAAATAGACCTATTTATAATGAAAATGAATTAGTAAAATCAGTAGATACTGTAATTATAGAATTACTACCAATTGACCCGGTTCCATTAGAGGATACAGTACCAAGAAGAATTTATAATCCTGTAACACAATCTGTAATTGATTTAACGGTTGAAGTAATTAGATTAAATAATGAAGTTGCTGAATTACAATCAAAAGTATCGGAATTACAAATTGTAACAGAAAGTTTACGAGTTGAAATTGATAACGCAAGTATAGTAGCTGCATCTGCAACAAATCAAGGTGAACAATCTAATTTGAAAGTACAATCAACTATACAAGACTTATCAAACGCAATTCAAAAAGCTACATCTGAAGCAATTCAGAGAGTTTCTTTAACAGCTCGTACTCAAGCATTAGAAGAACAAAATAAAACATACAAAGAAGAAATTGAAGGTAAGGCATCTAAAATAGCAGATGGTCATAAAGGGTCTGGTGATATAACATATAAAATAGTAAAA